GTATTAACGCCACCTAATTGATCACCGCCATCAATTTTGGCAATATTCAAATATTCACGGGCTTCATTTGGGGTCATAATGCCACCAGCAACACCAGCATTAACAAAATTCATTTGGTCTAATGCCGCACCCTTCAAGAAATCTTTAGTATCAAAACGAATTGCAAGGTTTGGATAACCTTTTAATAATCCCATTTTGAATTTTTGCTCAATATTAATAATCATTGGGTACATGGTGGTTTTATAAAACTCATCCAATAATGTTTGAGTATTATTATATTTACCCATTTCCAAACCTAATAATTGTGCGGGTACGCCAAACAATGCACAAATACGCTTGGTAGTTTGATCTTTTAGCTTGCTGGCTTCTGCATCTTGCAATGTCAGCATATGGACTGGTGTATAAGTCATACCCTGATCTAGCAACATTCCTTGACCTGGCTTGCTCAAATCGCTTGGGCGGCTACCAGTCATGCTAGACCATGCTTCTTTCAATCTGGCGGCAATTTCTTTAAATTTGCTATCTGGAATTACTTGAGTTGTGCTGAAAATGCCAGATGGTTTTGCGCCATTTTGCATGACATAGTTGGCATACAAGTCAATGTCAGTATCAAGTGCCACCAATTCAGTTGCCAAAATACCTTTGTTAAAACCAGCAGAACCTTGCCACGGGGCTTCGGTGCAATGTATTACCTGATAAGCGGCCAATGGCTCATCCTTGTTAAATCCGTATGTTGGTGTAGAAACACGGTATGTTGGATAACGGGCTGGGCTGGCTTGAACGGTAATTAAAGTTGCATCTAGGTTATATAACTCAATCGGTGTTTGGTTAGGGTCTTTTTGGTCTTTACGGTATAGCAATGTAAATACTTCACCCGCCAGGGAATACCATAATGCCCATTGATACCAAAACTCATATTGGTTTTGGAAGTTATTTGGCTCAGTTAATAGGTTTAATACTTGTTTGGCTTTGTTTTTATCCCGTGTGCCAGCTTTATCAGACTTTAAACAATCTTCAAAAGTGCCATCATCAGTCTTATACATGACTGTTAATGAACATTGTGCCAATGCTCTAGCAATCATATTGGCGCATGACATCACCGTACTATTACGGGATAGTACCGACATATCTACAACTCGACCCGCATTGGTGGCCGATGCTGTAGTTACATACAGTAATTGGAAGTTTGCGCCTTGTTGACCGCCTTGATTCTGGCGTAATATTTGGTTACCTAATTGGGTTTGACCAAATAGCGTATTGTTTTCGTTAAGGTTTTGCACGGAAACTTCTGATGTTTGCACCTCATTTTTGGGCAAATTGTATTTATCTTTATTGAATATATCTAACATTCCCATGATTTTTCCCTTACATTTCCTAACGATTTTACATCAAAAACTTCTGAATCCGAATGAATTTGATACAAAAGGGTTATCTAAACTGCAATGGGCGGCAATAATCATGGCAATAATGCCGTCAACTTTGGCTGATTTGTCAGATTCGTTCTTGCGAACCTTGATATTCCCGTTCACATCTTCATACACTTCACAATTTCCTAGTTGCCATCCTACAAATGGGTTACCATCGTGTTTAATCTGATGGTTCATTATTAGCTTTTCTACATACTTGGAAGGATTATTTAACACGGCCATCCCCTGTCCAACCTTTTTTACAGGAATCCCAGCATCATGCAAACGAGCAACCATAGAAGCGGCATTGTAAGCATCGTAACCTACCTCTTTTACATCATACTTTTCACATTGGTTTTTGATGAATTCGCTAATCTCCCGATCATCCATTACATTACCTTCGGTCAGCTTGAGAATCCCAGATTGGATGGCTACTTCAAATATATCCAGATAATGCTTGGGTATTAACTCAAGTGCGGCTTCTGGCAAAAAGAATTGAAACTCAGCAAAGTATTCGTTTTCTTGATAACGCTTTAAAGTGCATACGGCATTTAAGTCACGGGTGGCCGCCAAGTCAAATCCGATAAATACGGCTTCTGGGTCTTGGGCTGGCAATACATCGGCAGATTCATCCCAGTAATTTCTGTCAATCCATGCGCTATTGGCACTAACAAATATGTTAAGTGTCTTGCATAAGAATTCATTAAGTGCGGCTGGCTTATGTTTGGCTTCTTCACATCGTTGGGCAATCGCATCTTCAAATACAGATATGCCGTGCATGGGGTTAGCCTTTGCCCAGGTCTTAGGGTCTTTCCAGTCATCTTCTGGGTCTAGGCCATAAAGCAAACCAAACCATCTTGGGTTGTCAGTTGCTTCGCCATTAAGCATTGATTCAAACATCGACATATCTTCATAAAACTTGGTGTCTTTAGTAAAGCTGGCAGTTGTAATATATATACGCAATGGATTCTGACGAGCAACCATACCAGAATGTAATACTTCGATAGAGTTGCGATCTACAATCTGGGCGGCTTCATCCACGATTACACATGATGGGTTTTTACCGTCACCCGTCTTTTTGGTGTCACGAGATAATGCTTTAAACATTGATTGTGAATCGCCAGAGTTTTTAATTTCGTATTTGCTGACTTCAAACCATGATTGGGCTTCTGGCGGTAAGTTTTCAATAAATCCTTTGGCGGCATCAAACACAATCGTTGCTTGTTCACGATTAGTTGCCAGGGTAAAAACTTCTGCACCAACTTCGCCAAACTTCAATTCGTAAAGAGCAATGATGGCCGTTAGTGTCGACTTACCAGCTTTACGGGGAATGTATAGTATTACATCGGTGACCATGCGTTTAGATACATCCGTCTTTTTACGGAATCCATAAACGGCACAAATAAAGAAAATTTGGAATGGGTCTAATACTATTGGCTTGCCAGCATCAGGGCCTTTAGTGTGCTTCATGTGCGATGCAACATCTAACACATGGGCGGGAAACCTATAATCAAAAATCCAGTCCCATTCTGTATTAGCATATTGATCTAAAAATCGTTGACAAGATGCACGAACATTTCGGCAAACATTAATTTTGCCATCGACTACATCGTGTGCGTATTGAACCCCTAATTCCCAATTCATCTAGCCAATGGGCCAGCGGCTAATCTTGCAACTGGCGATTCTTTTCTTATATTAGTCTTTACTAACTTGGACTTAGGGGTTAGCCCTAATTCGTTCATCAGCCTTACAATCTGTGTCAATGTCTTATCCCTAATACTAATCAACGGATTTGGTGCAAGGGTTTTGCCATCGTTGGTAGATACTATTAGGTCTGCACCAATTAAACCAATATTACAATTCACATAGGTTTCAATCTGGTCTGCCAGCATACTTAGCGTATGTTTGTTCTGGTCATCATATATCCCGTAACTGTCATATATGTAATTGGCAGTTTCTTGGGTAAATTTCTTTTTGTCCCAGGCTAAAGGATTTTCCATCCACTCCGCATGGGGAATTCTTTTACGCAAATTCGCACTTAGGGAATTCCCTTCGACTAAGCGCAACTCAGTTGGTTTGTTTTCCATGCGTATTATTATATACCCCCCCTCATACTTTGTCTTTTGTAGAAAATTAGCCTCCGTGATTGCTTTTTAAAACATCCACATTATTTAAGTTTCTAGCAATGCTTCCCAACCTATGCGTATTGGGCATTAAACAGGGCTGTGAGCCACGATCGACTTGTAGTCGTGGATAGCATAGTCTTTGATGCCATCGCTTGTGTAGTGACGATATACACCATTCTGTTCTAGTGCTGTCTTTGAACTATGACACTCAGCACATAGACTTTGTAATATGTTGTTGTAAAAGGCATGACTACCTATCTGTGACCAAGCGAATAGATGGTCTATATGCTTGGCTGAGTTAATAATTCCTTTGCATAAGCAAGCCTGGCATAACGGTTGTTTGCCAAGTTGCATTGTTCGCATAGTTTTCCATGTAGGCGTTTGGTAATAGGCGTTGTTCTCTGCTCTGTGTTCTTTTGGGGCAAATCGCCAAACATCACGGCCACCGTGTTCAATGCAATGAATACTAAACTTTGATCTTGCGTTTTTGCAACCTAGTGTTTCGCACTTTTGGTTGTTTGGTAGGTATGGCATTGATTTCCATTAATTCAGCCGCTTCACGCAATAGGTTTTGTAAGTTAATAATTCGCTTAGTTTGCTCACCTAATTTATGCAAAACACGCTGATAATCTTGTAATAATTCTTTATATCGGGCTTCATATGTAACCCGAATTACTTTTTTCTTAATTTTTAATATCCTGGGTCTTGGAATATATGAATTGGGTTGTTATCAATCCAAACATCAATTTCAATGCCTAATGCTTTTACGGCTTCCATCTTGGCATGACCATCAGCAAATATGCAATGATCTTCACCAATGATTTGTCCGATTGAGCCTAATAATTCTTTATTTTCGTCTGGATCGGTACTATGAGTAACGCAATACACTTCGTCTTTTCTTAAGCGGCAAAGTTCAATAAATACATTCCAAAATTTAGGATCAACATTGTATGTACCGTTAAAATCTAGCCCAAAT